GTCTTTTGATGGGCGGGCTTTTCCCAACTCTTTTGAAAGGCTCTATTGTGGCGACTGTGCGAGATTTGGAACGCTGGCTAAGGAAGTTTAATCCTACGGATAATGTTTACATTTCTGAGATTAATGGGGCTTCTACGTTGTTTGTTGAGAATGACCCGGTTATTAAGCAGGTTGCCGGGGGAACTATCCCGGCGTTTGATTAGAGGGTTTGTATATGGATATTAACGAGTTGCGTGATGAAGTGGCGCGCAGGCAGCAGGCGGCGAATCGGAAGGTTCAGCGTTTGAATCGTAAAGGTGTTTCACTTTCTGGTACAACCTTTGATGTGAGACGCGAGCCTTCTAATATCGGACGCTATACTCGGAAGCAGCTTTCTACTTACCTGAATCAGCTTAATTCGTTTGTAGATAGGCGCAATGCGTTTGTGTCAGGTGTTGAAGGTGTGCCGATTCGCAAGGCTAGTTGGGATGCTTACAAGCGTACCGAGAGGGCTTACCTTAAACGGGTTGAGCAGCATTATTCGGGCGTGAAGGATACGTTTATACCGGCAGCGGGTAAGACGGTTCAAGGTTTTGATAAGACTATGCGTAGAACCCGTACACCTGGTATGGGTGGAGTTCCTAGACCTTTGGAAGCGTTACCGGAGTTGCAACCGTTTGAAGTTATGGACGAAAAGAAACTTGCACGTTTGCAACGTAGGCTTGAAGAGAAACTTGATAAGGGGTTTTTGCCTAAAGAGTTGAAGAAGCAGCGTAGGCAGATGAATAGGGCAGTTGCAGAGTTTGGCGACCCTGAGTTGGTGAAGCTAGCAAAGGGGCTTAGCGACACACAGCTAGATACTCTTTGGAACTATACAGATGCCCCGCGTGATTTGTTTGCAGGGTATCACTTCATGCAGTTGTTATCGGCAAATAAGGTAGATGAAGCGAAGGCGAGTATCCATGAAGATGCAGCAGCAGAAACTAGGCAATGGCTTGAATGGGCAGCGACGCTCAAACCACGGCAAAACAGGAAGAACCGGCGCTAAGAAAGCGAGGGTTACTTATTCAGCGGATTTTGAGACAGTCACAGTTGCGCCGACGCGCGTTTGGCTTTGGGGAATGGTTGACATTGCTGACCCTGATAACAGTGAACTTGAATGGGGCAATGACTTAGAAAGTTTTATTGAACGATGCCAGGAGCACAATTCTTGCGTTGAATTCTTTAACCTAAAGTTTGACGGACATTTCATCCTAGACTGGCTTCTCAAAAATGGTTACGAGCATGTGGAGAAGGATAAGAAAACGCAGCTTGCGAGAGGTCAATTTGAAACTTTAATTAGCCATACGAATAAGTTTTATACTATGACGGTTCATTGGCTGAATGGACATACTACAGAGTTTAGGGATGCGGCTAAGAAGTTTCCTAACATGTCGGTTGCAGTTCTTGCGAAGGTTTTTAACCTTGATGTGTCTAAAGGCGAGCTTGATTACCATAAGGAAAGACCTGTAGGTTATTTGCCTACTGATGAAGAGCTAGACTATGCCGACCGCGACGTTAGAATTGTGGCGAAGGCGTTGAGGGTTGTTTTTGATAGTGGTATGACACGTTTAACGGTTGGGGCTGATGCTTTGGCAGAGTACAAGTCTTTGACAGGTGAAAAGAATTTCCGTAATGTCTTTCCAATTCTTAATGAAGATTTGGACGCTGAAATTCGTAAGGCGTATCGCGGTGGGTTTACATACTGTGATGAGCGTTTTAAAGGTAAGCGTCAAGGTAATGGCATTGTGCTTGATGTGAACAGTCTTTATCCGTTTATTATGTATACGAAGCCGATTCCTTACGGAATGCCTGAGTATGTGCCGGGCAAGGTGAATCCTACAGAGCAGCGGCCTTTAACAATTTTTCGTGTGACGTTTACCGCGAAGTTGAAGCCTAACCACATTCCTTGCATTCAAATTAAAGGATCTTCTATTTTTGGGGCTACAGAATACCTGAAAGAAATTGAAGAGCCAACTAGCCTAATGGTTACGAATGTTGACTGGGATTTATACAACGATCACTATGACATTGAAGTTTATGCTTACGAAGGTGGCTACCGTTTTAAAGCTGCGGTGGGGCTTTTCAAAACGTATATTGATAAATGGTCTAAGATAAAAGCGGAATCAGAAGGCGGGCAGCGCGAGATAGCGAAGCTTCACTTGAATAGTCTTTACGGGAAGTTTGCTTCTAACCCTAACGTGACCGGCAAGATTCCATACCTTGAAGAAGATAGGGTGCGATTCATGCAGGGCACACCTGACACAAAGGAGCCAGTTTACACAGCAGCCGGGGTTTTCATTACGAGCTTCGCGCGTGATTTGACAATCAGGGCAGCGCAAGAGAGCTACCCGGTTTTTGCCTATGCGGACACAGATTCGCTACACCTTCTTACGGATGAGATACCGGAGGGGCTATATGTTGATGATAGGCGCATGGGTGCATGGGCTTTTGAATATGCGTTCATGGAAGCTCATTTCGTGAGGGCGAAGGTGTACCTAGAACGGAAGGCGGACGGAAGTTTTAAAACAGCGTTTGCGGGTCTTCCGCAAGGTGTCGCGGGTAAGTTGACCTTTGATGATTTGGTGGAGGGGAAAGTGATTCAGGGCAAGTTGCAACCGCGTAGCGTTGTGGGAGGGGTTGTTTTGGAAAATGTGCCGTTTACGTTGAACTTAACCGGCTGAGTTGTGTTATAGTTGAATCACAGGGGATACCCGGCAAAAGGTTCCTGAAACTTATTACAAGAAAGAAGTATGATTATGGCGAAGATTACCGCAACCACCTACGAGAAGCCCTCAGTTACAGAGAAGCTGAACCCGTTTATTGACCATGTTAAGCAGTTTGCGGATGCAGGCATCGATACAGCTTTCAAGGTGGAGTTTGAAGCCGACGATTACAAGGCTGAGAAGCTTCTTATTCAGAAGGCCGTAAACAGTCACGGTTTCAGCGCGCGTGAAGTGTTGACCGATTGGACTGATGAGAAGCAGGGTAAGCAGCCTGTGAAGTCTACGTTTGTGATTCGACCCATGCGGAAGCGCATGGCGGATGGAGCAGAGCAGCCCGTAGGCGAGTAGACTTTTAGTTGTGGCACCGGAGCAGTGTTCTTGGACTGGCACAGAGGCAACGGCATCATGCCGGGGCATGCACCTATTGATTTAGAGTCTGTGCTAGCATGTGGAACGCAACCAGCCGGGTTCACTGACCGGGCAGCCCAAATCGAAAACCGTTAGGTTTTCACACTAGGAAGGGGTAGGGACACGTTAAAGCTTGATTCTCTACCCCTTCCGTCTTACACAGAAAGAGAATTGGAACATGGCCCGGACTATTGACCTTCTCGACTCTCTAGGAGTCGCTGAAGACGGAATTTCTACCGCGTACCCTGAAACCTTTATGGATGATATTAGGGGAGCGTATGGCGCTGACGCGGCCACAGCAGCGGCGCGTATTGCATTCCTTGAAGCAGACCTTGCAGCAGCGCAGCAGGAAATTGTTTTGCTTCAGGCACACAACTATCAACTTATGGTGTCCGTACCGGCAGACGAGCCAGACGATGCCGATCAGGGCGAGCCTGAAGGTGAACCTGACGACAACGACGACAACAGCGGCGTTGATTCACTCTTTACCGAAAAGGAAGATAAATAATGCCTGAACTTGCTATTAAGCCTTGGAATCCTAACACTACGAACGCGGATATTATCAAGGCAATCCGTCACGAAGCGTCTTCTGAGTATCAGCGACGTATTCCTGATGCTATTAAGGCTGATGTAAAGGGAACCTTGCAGCAGCTTAACAATTACACGCCCGCATGGAATGAGTTTGTTGGGGCGATTGTTAACAAGATTGGGCTTACCATTGCCCGCAACAATTCTTGGACGAACCCACTTGCACGATACAAGAAGGGGCTTCTTGATGCTGGCGACACGGTAGAAGAAATCCAAACCGGTCTCATTCAGGGCTATGTGTTCGACCCGCGCCGCGAGTATGGCGAGAAGTCGCTGTTTGGTAAGCACATTCCAGAAGTACAGACTTCTTATCACACGGTTAACCGCGAGAGCATTTACCCGCTCACGGTTCAGCGGTCAACGCTTCAGCGAGCATTCCTTACTGATGATGGGCTGGCGCAGTTCATTACTCAGCTTATGGAAGCCGCGAGCACGTCTGATAATTGGGATGAGTACCTTCTCACTGTGAATCTGTTCCGTGAGTACGAAGCTAACGGAGGATTCTTCAAGGTTCACGTTGACGACATTGGCAGCGCAGATTCTACCGCTGACCAGTCGCGCCGGGGGCTTCGCACGTTGCGAGAGTATGCAGAGACCCTGCCTTTTCTTTCGACGCATTATAACGCAGCTCGGATGCCGGTTCACGCCAACCCGGAAGACTTGATTCTCATTACGACACCGCAGTTTAAGAGCGGGCTTGATGTGAACGGTCTTGCGGCAATGTTCAATGTGAATTATGCAGAAGTGCCGTACAAGACACATGTTATCCCGAAGCAAGACATTGGGATTCCCGGTATTGAAGCATTCCTTACCACTAAGGATTTCTTCCAGATTTACGACACCCATTTCAACACGGATTCGCAGCCGAATCCTGCCGGCCGCTACGAGAACTTCTTCTTGCACCATGACCAGATTATTTCGGCTTCGCGATTTGTCCCGGCAATCGCGTTTACCACAGGAGAGGGCGACGTGATCGAAATTACCAACAGCCCGGTTACCGGAGTTGCGGATATCGTGATTACAAACAGCTCAGGCGCACCGGCTACGAGTGTTGAACGTGGTAGCTCGTATGTTGTTTCCGCCGATGCTCTCAGCCTGGGTGATAACACGGCTTCTATTCTTACCCTTGCCGGGGCTGAATCGAACTTCACCTACCTTGCACAGACTGGAACCATGCACGTTTCCGTTGATGAGAAGGCAACCAGCCTTACTATCACGGCAACGGCAGAGGATGCCAGTTCGCAGGTAAAGACGCGAACGGTTAACGTCGTGGGCGACCTTGTGGAGTTCTGGCCTAACCCTTCCGCAACGCTTGATGCTGACGGTGACGGGCTTTTTGAAGTCACACCACAGGGGCTTGTCATGGATGCTGAAGACAAGGTGACGATTCCTAGCGTTACCGGCGTACAGTACAAGAAGGGTGGGGTGAACGTGAACAACGGAACCGTTCACACTATCGCAGCAGTAACCACTTTCACGGCGGAAGCTCGAAGCGGTTACGAGCTTGCAAGCGGTGCCACAGCGTCCTGGACGCTTCAGCCGTAAGCTATCCTTGAAGCCGGGTAGGGTTGACACCTAAACAGCCCTACCCGGCTTTTCCCATATCCTTTTGGTTGCACAGAAAGACTTAAACCCAATGGCAAAGTACAAGGGCGATCCTGCCAACGAAGGCTATAACGCTGGCGACACGTTTAATTACGCGGTTTGGACGGCTGAAACTGAGTTGACGTTGTGCAATGTGCCGTGGGATGCGGTTTACAAAGACGTTGTGCATTTCGAGTCAACAAACGCATTGAATGATTACATTGATGCAAACGGAGATTCTACCGTTATTAGCAATGCAATGTACGCCCGCATTGATGAGCCTATTTCTATTGATATGCCGCTTGGCAGGTCACAGCGTTATAACTATATTCGTGTTTTCAACCCGGCGCAGCCGACGAACAGCCCGGATGCCCCTAAGTATTATTATTACTTTATTCGGGGCATTCGACACGTTGCCCCTGAAACAACAGAAATTGTTGTTCAGCTCGACGTTTGGCAAACATATATTCGCCTTGTTCAGTTTGGACGGGCTTATATTGAACGTGGGCACATTGGCATTGCTAATGAACACAATTTTAGGAATTTTGGACGCGACTATTTGACCATCCCTGAAGGGTTGGATACAGGTTCAAGCTATGTTAATGTTGCTTCTCGCAGCCTGAAGATTCTTGACCCTTTTAACAATAATGTGTCTAACCCTGAAGCTACGTTCAATGTTATGGCAATTTCTACGGTTGACCTGAACGGGCAGCACGGCACAGAACAGGAGCCGAAAAACCCTTCTGCTAAGCCCGGTTATATTCAGCAACAGATACCTTCAGGGGCAGCCGCCTATTTCTGGGAATCGGCAACCGAGTTCATGGCCTTCCTGCGAGATTTTTCTACTAAGCCGTGGGTTACCGCTGGCATCGTGTCTATCACGCTCATTCCTGACATGAAGCGCTATTTGCCATACGGCTATTCATGGGGCGATGAGAAAGACCCTGTAACGCGAGCACACAGGGGATACGTTGCCCCGCAGATTCGCAGGAATCTTTTCACTGATTGGCGAAATTCGCCTGAGATTCTTAACTACATTCCACAGCGCTACCGGCATTTGAAGAAACTTCTTACAAGCCCTTATTGCATGGTCGAATTGACGTTTAGCGCAGGCTCAGCTATCGGGCTTAAGCCCGAAGCATGGAACAGCCCTCACGCAACCATTCTTGAAATGTTGAATATCATCCCACCGGACCAGCGTTTTGCCGTTGTGCCGTTGAACTATAATGGAAGAAATCAAACACCTGCGACAACATACCCAGGCGGACCTGTAGAAGGTAATCTATCTTCAGGGGATAACGCGCACAAGGATGGCGACTACCTGGATACCGCGCTTTTTCTTTCCAACTTCCCCACAATTCCTATCGTGAACAACGGGCAGATTACGGCACTTGCCACTTCAGCCCGAAGCATGGCAGCGCAATACAGTGGTAACGATTGGGCGCAGCAGCGAGCGCTACGCGGAAACGATGTTGGATTCGATCAAGCAACGGCTTCAATGAACGCTTCACGCGCACAATCCGATAACGCGATTTGGGCCGATCAGTCACAAACGCAAATCGGGCTTGAACTCGCTTCACAGCAGGCACTTTTCAACATGCTCGGCGGAACCGCAAGCGGCGCAGGCATGGGAGCATTTGCAGGCCCGGCTGGCGCGGTCGCAGGCGCAGCAGGCGGGCTTGTATCCGGGGGTATGGGGATGCTTACCCAGGGGATGCAGGCGGACGCGGCAAACCGTAGCCTCGGCGTGAGAACACATGCCGCAGGTAGCTCGGCAGACATTAGTGGCAACCTTTCTACAGTCATGCGGGATTCTAATAAGGGACTTGCAGATTGGGCAGCAAAGGGTGACTACGCGAATAACCGCTCAGCCCTTGATGCGAAGGTTCAAGATATGCAAATGACCCCTCACGGAATGAGTGGGCAATTTGGTGGAGAAACTTTCAACCTTGTAAATGATGAAATGTCCCTTGTCATGCGGGTGAAAATGCCAGACCAGGCATCCATTACCACCATTGGGGAATATTGGCTACGGTACGGCTACCCTGTAAGGCGAGCGGCATTTATTCCTCACGACTTGCGGGTTATGGACAAGTTCAGCTATTGGAAAATGACGGAAGTTTACATTAGAACCGCTGGAATGCCTGAAACCTTCAAGCAGACTATTCGGGGTATTCTCGAAAAAGGGGTAACTGTTTGGTCAAGCCCTGATGACATGGGAATGATAGACTTTGCAGACAATAGACCCCTATCGGGCGTTGTCATTGAAGGCTACGAGCCGCCTTCATGGGCACCTGAGCCTGACCCTGAGCCGCCGGTTACACCTAAGAGAAAGAAGCGTAAAATGATTGTATTTGCTACGAACGATGCGGGGATGAAGTGGGCACTTGCTGGAACCGCGCCGGGCACTGGGGCGAATTTTATTATCACTGAAAGCGAAACTCTCGCTAATCAATTCATGGCTGCATGTGGTGTTGATGCGCCGGTCATGCTGGAAGTTTCCACATTCTATGAGTTTGAAGTGAAGTACCTTAGCCCGGTTAGTACGCTTGAATATGTTGAAGGTGTGTAACAGTGGTGAAGAAAAGGCGCGATCATGTGGCGCATGACTTCTACGGAAGAATGCGCGGATATCAGCGGAGCAGCCCGGCTCAAAATGATGAAGCGATTCTCGAAGGGATGTATGAACGCATTCTAGGCGAACTTGCGATGAACCGTTTTAAGTGGACGGGTTTTCCTGAAAGCGTAGATACACGTTTTCTTGAAATGCAACTTCACTTGAACGGGCTTATTGTTGTCTTCAAGGATATTGGTTCAAGGAATCGCACCGGAACAAATCACATTTTTGCTTTGCGGGGGACGCCTTCAGGCCCGCGTAACATGCTTGATAACCCTGTGGCGTTTACGCTTTCCGGGCCGGGCATGGCACAGCATTTTCAAGGCGTACAGCTTGCGATTAATAAATGTGTTCCGATTTGGCCTAACTATTTCAGGCGTACTGATTGGGATATTATTTCAACGTATGCGCGGAAACTTGCGAAGATTGATCGAACAATTGAAATTAACCTTGAATCAGCTAGGCGAACAAAGGTACTTGTATACGATGAGAATACAAGGCTAAGCGCGGAAAACATTAACCGCATGATTGATGCTGGCGAACCGGCCATTAGGGTTAAATATGATTTGGGGCAGATGATTACAGCCCTTGATTTGGGAGTTGACCCTAAGAGCATTGAAACGCTTTCTGTTGTTCGCAGCCGTCTTTGGTCTGAAGCAATGGGGCTTCTTGGAATTGATAACGCAAATCAGGACAAGAAAGAAAGGCTAGTTGAATCGGAAGTTGACGCGAACAGCGATCAAGTAGAGAACATGCGACGTGTGAACCTGAACGCACGGCAAGACGCTTGTAAGGCCATGCAGCGCATGTTCCCTGAAGAGCTAGGCAATGTCTGGGTTGACTATCACACGACGCTCGACACGACGCTACCGTCACTAGGCGGGGCACCTGATAGCATGGCACCTGAAGGGAGCAACGATGCCTAGTTTTACCCTTGAATTGTGGCGAGTGCTGGACTTGAAACCGGATGCGAAAACGGAAGATGAGCATTTAGGGCTTGACAACTACCCTATTTTTGACGCTGACTATCGCGCCGGTCTTAATCAGAAGATTAAAGATCATTTCATGTTCCAGGAAATCGGACATGAAACGGTAGAACAGTTTACGTTTTCATTGAAGCGTAAAATGAATGAGATTATGCCGTTGTACAACCAGCTCTATAAGACAACGCAAATTGAGTTCGACCCGCTTTCTACGATAGATATTCGCACAGTCTCAACAGGCACAAGCGAACAAGCGTCCGAAGGTAGCAGCACAAATCTTACGGATAGCGACATTAACGCAACTTCAAAGAATGTGGCTTCATCATTTCCGCAAGTACAGCTTTCCGGGAATAAAGATTACGCCACTAGCGGGGCAGACTCAAACAGTCAAACCAAAACAGAGGGCACGGTTAGCGAAGAATCAGCGGCAACGAATACCGCAGCTAATGAAAGCGATTCTAGAACCTCAGGTTATCAAGGTTCAACTTCAATGCTGATTCAGCAATATCGGGCAAGTCTCCTTAATGTTGACATGCTTATTATCGCAGAGCTT